CGTCCATGACCCTTCCAAGCGCAAGGCTGCCCTTTGCGGTAGGCGTGCCGGCAAGACTCGAGGCATCGGCGTCTGGCTACTCGAGGGCGCAGCAGCGAAGCCTCGTGCCAAGTCGCTCTACATCGCGCTCACGCGTGCCAAGGCCAAGTCGGTCCTCTGGGACGACTGCCTCGAGCCGCTGAACCGCGAGTACGGGCTGGGGCTCCGGCTCCAGAACGACAACGGGATGCTCTACGTGGTGCATCCGAACGGACACCGCATCTGGCTGCTCGGTGTCGAGAAGCAATCCGAGGTGGATAAGGTCCGCGGCGAGAAGCTCTGGCGCGTGGTCATCGACGAGGCGCAGGCGTTCGGCGACCACATGGCCGAGCTCGTAGAGCAAGCCGTCGAGTGGGCACTGATGGACTTGCAGGGTCAGATTGCGCTGACCGGCACGCCGTCACCCATCTGCATCGGCTACTTCTGGGCGGCGACGACGGGAGCAGACCCAAGCTTTGCCAAGTGGCCGACGCATCACTGGACGGTCAGGGATAACCCTGGCATCCCACATGCTGACGACTGGCTTGAGGAGAGGCGAGAGCTCAATGGCTGGAAGGACGAAGCGCACCCGACGTACAGGCGTGAATGCCTCGGGGAATGGACCGAAGACCTCGGAGCCCTCATCTACCCGTTTTCGTATAGTGCAAATGCCTGGGGGCCGGTGGGTGATGAGCTTTATGGGCTACCGCCAGGTGATTACGCTTTTGGACTTGGAGTTGACCTCGGATTCTCCGAGCGCTCGACGGCATTCACACTCGCTGCGCAGCGAAGAGGCACAGGACAAATATACCTCCTTCGCAGCTACACCAGGTCGCGCCTCATCCCGACGGCGCTCGCCGCGCACTGCCAATCCATCCGCGAAGAAGTAAACGCCAAGACCGGCAAGAGCCTTCAGATTGTGGTCGACGAGGGCGCCCTCGGTAAGGGCTACGCCGAGCAGATGCGTCACCTAGGCGTCAGCTGCGAGCCGGCTGAGAAGACCGAGAAGCGCGCGTACCAGGAGTACGTCGGCGGCCTCATTCGCTCGAGCTCTCCGCCATATCAAGCGGCGTCTGGCTGGGAGGGCGGCTTCGGCGTGCTCGTCAACTACTCGGGCTGCGAAGAGCTCATCGAGGAAGCGCGCAAGCTCCAGTTCGACGAGGAGACCGGCAAGGAAGACGAGCGCTACCTCCGGCACTGCTGCGACGCGACGCTCTACATCATCCGAAAGCTGATGCCTCGGTACGACCCCGAGCTGAACCCGCCCAAGCCCGGCTCCAAGGAGTGGCACGAGGCGGAGCGCAAGAAGCTACGCGACGAGCACATCAAGCGCAGGGAGAAGAGGGCACATGGCCGCAACTAGTCTGAAGCCTTGGTACCAGCTCAAGCAGAGCGAGATGGGCTCGGCTGTCCAGACCATGCTCGACACCTACAAGAAAGAGCAGGGCCCGCGGCGCGAGCGCTACGTCAAAAACCTGGAGCTGTATGAAGGCCGGCAGCTCAACGGCTACACCGCATACGCCTACACGCAGGAGCAGAGCCAGGGGCTCGAGCCGTTCGCGCGTGACCGCATGCGCCTCATCCGCTCGGCAGTGTCGACCGCGGTAGCCAACATCTACGCGCCTCAGAAGCCGAAGCCCCAATTCCAAACCCTAGGCGCTACCTGGGCTACGCGGCGCAAGGCTTACAGGCTCGACCGCATCTGCGAAGGCGTACTGAACCAGCGACAGGGCAGGTTCATCAACGTCTGGTCCTTCATGGCCGATGCTGCCGTGGACGCCATCCTCCAGGGTTGCTGCCCCATCAAGATTACGGCGGACAAGGTCCAGAAGCGCATCGTGCACGAGCTCGTCCCGCACCCGGACTTGTTCACCGACCCATGCGAAGGCCGTAACCCGAAGAACCTTTTCCAGCGCGCACCGCTCGACGAGTCCGTAGCGCTCGACACCTTCACTGGTGACAAGGCGCGCAAGGCCATCATGGGGGCCAAAGAGTACGAGTGGTACGGCAGGCCCAGCACTGCGAAGGCGCGCGCGGCCAAGACCATCGAGATTTGCTACGGCTGGCGGCTTCCGAACTCGCCGGACGACCCCGGCAGGTGGGCGGCCGTCATCAACGGCGAATGCGTCGACTCGGGAGACTGGACGGCGCCGGCGTTCCCGTTCGTGTTCCTCTACTGGGAATTCCATCGCGACGGCTTCTGGGGCTCCGGCATCGCTGACGAAGGCGGCGGCCTGGCGGAAGACTGTAGCGACCTCGATACGCGGCTTCAGATGCGCATGCGCATCGCTGCCAAGCAGCAGGTCTACTACCAGCGCGACAGTCTCAACCCCGACGACCTCACGGGTAACGACCCCGTGACCTACATTGCGGTCGAGCCAGGGGCGTCGCCGCCGACCATCAGCAACGTGCCGCCGTTCTCATCGATGGAGGTCGAGCTCGTGCGGGACAACGTCGCCCACTTCTGGGACAGCATCGGCATCAGCCAGGTCTCGGCCGCTGCACGCAGGGAGCCGGGCGTCCAGAGCGGCATCGCGATGCTGACGCTGAACGACACCAAGGCAGGGCGGCAGCTACCGAAGGCCAAGCGCTACGAGGACATGTACGTCGACCTCGCGCATCAGTACGTCTGGCGCTTCCGCGAGCTCGCAGAGGATGACCCCGAGTTCATGGTGACTTGGCCCGGGAAATCCGTGCTCCGCCAGTACAACTGGGCAGAGAACGACGTTGGTGACGAGGAGTTCACCGTCAGCGTCGCGGCCTCTTCGCAGCTCCCGCATGACCCGGCAGGGCGGCAGGAGATGGTGCAGGAGATGTACAAGGCCGGCCTCATCTCGCAGGACACCGCGCGCGAGATGATTGGCCAGCCCGACATGGACCGCGAGCTCGAGAAGCAGACGGCGCAGAGCGAATACATCGACATGCTCATCGAGAAGTACCTCGACGCCGAGCAAGGGACGTGGAGCCCGACCGACTACGAGGCACCTGAAGGCTTCCTGTTCAACAAGCAGGCAGCGATGCTGAGCTTCGGCGCTGCGTGGGCGCGCGCGCGTATCGACCTGCAAGTCTTGAAGGCCGAAGAGAAGAGCAAAGCGGAGTTTTCCATCAACCTGCTCGTGACCTACATGAAGCAGCTCGACCAGCTGATGAAGCCGCCGCCCATGGAGGCCGCCCCTCCAGGCGCTGCGCCTCCCGGAGCTCCCGGTCCGATGCCTCCGCCTGGTCCACCCGGCGGCCCGCCACCTCCACAGGGCCTGCCCGCGCGAGGTCCAGGCGTTCCCACTGGCGGACTACCGCCTCCACCCCGTCCGCCCATAGCGGCGTAGGAGATTCATGGCCGAACAAGCAGCAGCAGTGACCGAAGCCGCCCCGGCAGCACCAGCGGCACCCGCACCGAAGGGTCCAGCGCCTACCACGCCGCAAGGCAAGGGCGAGAGCTTCGCCCAAACCATGGAGCGGATGGCCGCGAGCCTGGGAGACGAGCCCGAAGCCGCCGAACCCGACGCGGAAGGTGCGCCAGAGCCTGCGGAGAAGCCCGAAACCAAGGCGAAGGGGCCGAAGGACAAGAAAGTCGACGAAAACGACAAGGTTCTGCCCTCCGAGCGCGCCAAGTTCAACAACTGGAAGCATAAACAGGCCATCCTGCTTGACCGCCGAGAGCAGGAGCTGCTCGCAAAGATCGGCGAGCGCGAAAAAGCAGCGGAAGCGCGCATCAAGAAGGCTGACGCCGTCGAAAAGGCATACGAGCTCGGTGATTACGACGCTTTGGCCAAGGCTTTGGGCGCCGAGGACTGGAACAAGCTTCAAGAAGACGTCGTTTCGAAGCTCGCAGACCCCAATTACAAGCGCCTGCGCGAGCTCGAGAAGTTCAAGGCCGAGCAGACCGAGCGCGAAGAGAAGCAGAAGCGCGAGTACAAGCAGCAACAGGCGCAGCGTCAGCGTCAGGAGGCGATTGGCAAGTACTTCGTCGACCTGAAGAAGCAGATGACGAGCTCGAAAGACCCGCTCATGTCGGCCATGGCGGAAGAGCCGAACTTTGCCCAGGCCATCTACCGAATCCAGCAGGAGCAGTGGGACGGGACCGAGACCGTGACCCCCGAGCAGGCCCTCAAAATCCCTGCGAAGGGCGCCACGAAGAGCCTGGACCAGGAGCTCAAAGACCTCTACGGCAAGCTCCACAAGGTCTACGGCGGCAGCGGCTCAAGCAACGGTAAGGCCCCGCCGGCAGCCCAGAAGGCAGCGCCCAAGCCAGCCGGCAAGTCTGCGCCTATCGCAGGCAGCCGGAGCACCGAGGCGAGCGGCGAAAAGCGGCCACTCAGCTCTGCCGAACGAATGCGGCTACCCCTGCCAGAGCGCAGAGCCTACGACGCAGCTCGCATGCAGGAGCTCCGCGAGTACGAGCACCGGCGCCTGGAGGAGGCCGCTGCCCAAGAGCGGCAGGAAAGGCTACGGGGCGAGGACTCCTGACGTCAGAAGGCTCTGACCTCAGAACAGATTGACTCCCGAGCCGGTTTGTGTAGGATTGCAGTAACTGCCCGGGCAGTACCCGGAACGCGTCCTGGCGCTCCAATACCAGCGAAGCCGGTCCGAGCCGTAGAGCCTCGAGATAACCCGAACGCACTCCCCAGCGGAGTGAAGGTTTTCTCGCAGTGGCATCTACATTCACTACCTACGCGGCAGTTCTGAAAGAGCGGTACGAGGACTCGTCCATCGTCGATAAGCTCATGTACTCGGACAACGTCCTGCTCTCCATGCTGGAGAAGCGCGGCGACACCGGGATGAGCGGCGACAGCCTCAAAATCCCGCTGTTCTACAACAACGCTCAGGGCGTCGGCGGCACGTTCTCGATTGCACAGACCAACGTCTCGAACACCAAGTCGGTGGCTTGGGACATGGTGTGCGGCGAGTACTACGGCGTCGTCCACATCGGCGACAAGGTCATGGTTGCGTCTCGAAATAACGCCGGTGCGTACCTCGAGAACAAGACCGTAGAAATCGACAGTCTTTGGGAGACTGCCGGCGAATCGCTCAGCCTCTACACCTGGGGCAACGGTGGCCAGGCCATCGGGCAAATCGCCAGCATTCAGAACACCAACGACGTCTACCTCGTCAACGAGAGCGACATTCAGAACTTCGAAATCGACATGTACGTGACGGCGTCGACCGCTGACGGCTCGTCGACTTCGGATACTCAAATCGACTCGAACGACCAGACCATCGTGACGGCGGTAAACGCCAACGCTGGCTACTTCACCATCACTGTGGCCGACCTCTCGGGTCTCGCCGCGGGTAACTACCTGTTCCGGGAAGGCGACTTCTTCGGCGACCAGGGTATCACCGTCATGAAGGGCATCCAGGCCTTCATCACGGCGAACGACACGCCGCCGACGCTTTGGGGTGTCACCAACACCACGAGAGCGACGAACCCGCAGCGCTTGTCGGGGTGCCGAGTCCCGACGACTCAGCTCCAAGGCAGGAGCTACGAGGAGCGCATCAAGATCCTCTTGGCGCGCATGGCCGGTCGCTACAAGTCGAAGATGCCGACGGCGGGCTTCATGCACCCCGAGAACTTCCAGGTTCTCGAGACGCTCATGAGCGCGCGCGGTATCCGGCCTCTCGAGGATGAAAACACGCAGTTTGGGTTCACGAAAATCGACATCGCGACCGGCAGCGGTCGGATTCCGATTTACTGCGACCGCCACTGCCCCCGCGACCAGTTCTTCGCCCTCAAGGTCGACGACTTCTGGGTCTCGAGCATGGAAGAGCTCGTGCATCCGCAGCGTGGTGACGGTCTCGAAATCCTGCGCCGCGCAACGGCGACTGATTACGAGTACCGCCTCATCTCGTATCCCATCCTCGGCAACCGCGCCTGCAAGAACTCGGGGCGCGTTCCCCTGGCGGCATAATGTCGAAAGCCATCGTCGAAAAAGCGCTCGGCAACTTCGAAGAGAAGAAGCAAGTCGACTACCTGAACACGGTGGGGCCGGACTCCATCGGCTCGTTCCGGGGCCGGCACAACTTCTACCTCTCCGGGTCCACCGGGCTCGTGGCGACACAGTTCGGCCTGGCTGGCATGGTGACCGTGGCGCGACTGGCGACCGGCATCTACGGCATCGCGTTCCCGAAGGTCAAAGATGTCGACATCCAAGCCAACATCCACTGTCCGACTGGCGTCGCGTATACGACCACTACCCGAGGCATCTCGGGCGCGGTCCAAATCGTCGGCATCTCGGGCGTGGCAGAAGTCGCCATCTACCAGCCGAAGCAAAGCATCGCCGGCACGACCGGCGTAGCGAGCCCGACTGGCTATAACGAGCCCGTCAACGCGCAGACCGGCACCTACGTCTCCCTGTGGTTCGACGTGATGCCCAAGTCTCAATTGGTGCCTTACTGATGGGCATGAAGGACAGCTTGGAAGGACTGGGGGCTAGCTCCGATGACGAGGAGATGGCCCCCGAGTCCGAAACTGGTCCTGACGAGTCAGGCGTCGACGAGTCGGACGAGTTCAACGCGAGCGCGCGGAGTGCATTCGATGCTTCGCTGCCGATGGATGAGCGCATCGCGGCACTCAAGTCAGCCATCATGGAATGCCAAGGCGGCTATGGCGGCGATTCTGGCGGGGAGAAGAAGCCGAGCTCGGCTCTTTCTCTGATTTTCGGCGGCAAGAAATGACATCGCATGTCGAGGAACGTAACGCTTGGACAGCTCCACGCCGATATCCGTGAGCAGGCGGACATCGCTGGCGCTACTACGCGCACGGTCGCATCCCTCCTCACGCGCCTAGTCAATCAGAGCATCCAGAGATTTCGTGAGCGGCTTTCGACCGAAGGGGCAACGCATTTTCTTACGTCCGTCTCCAAGACTCTCACGGCGGGCGCTACATCTCCCTACCCGTTCTATGCCCTGGACCTCTCGAGCGAGAGCCCGAGCGTAGTCCGGACCTACGCCGTCGATCTGACGGTTAACGGCGTCACCAAGACGCTGGTCCACGTGCCCTTTTCGGACCGGGACAAGTACGGCGGCCCCAACGTCAAGAGCGAGCCCGTGGCCTGGGCGAACTACCAGACCCGGAGCGTGGCCATCATGCCGGCGCCGTCGAGCTCGTACTCCGCGGTCGTCTGGTACCTGCCGGTGCTACCGGACCTGTCGTCCTTGTCGGACACCTTCGACGGGGTTGCGGGCTGGGAGGACTACATCAAGTGGGACGTCGTCGGCTCGATTCTGACTCGGGAGAACTCGCCCGAGATGTTTCAGATGGCGGAATCGAACAAGCAAGGCGTCTGGCAAGACATCTTACGCAGTGCCACGAAGGTCTCTAGCGCCGGTGGAGCGCTCATCGGCCGGGACTCGATGGCAGAGAAGGGCGTTAGCGGAGCGCGGCGGAGGCTTCTGCCTCCCCCATGACGCTCCAACCTCCGCACTTCGAGCGCCTCAAGGATGACCTGCCGCACCTGGCGCAGGAGCTTGACCGCTTCGTCGAGAAGCTGAACGCCGAGCTCGACCGCGTCGAGGCTGAGGCGGAAGACCAGATAAAGGTCAGCAAGAGCCTTTTTGTTGGCAACACCGAGAAGGCCAACCAAGCCCGCTTCGGGATGGCTCACCGCTGCGCCGTCGTGACCGTCGCCGGCGGGATGAACTGCAGCGTCTGGCTGCCGAAGGCGACGAATGCCGACCTCGGCAAGCGGGTGGAGCTCACGCGTCTGAACTCGGGCGGCCTCTTCAAGGTCTACCCGTCGGCGGGGCAGCACATCAACGGAGTAGCGACCGGCATCAGCCCGTCGCTCGTCCGTACGTACGCATTTAGGTGGCTCGGTGGCGACTCGAGCGGCGACGACACGAGCGCGGGCTGGAGGGTCGACTATTGACCACCAAGCCCATCGACATCCCCATCATCCCGGGCATGCGCGAGGACATCGCGGCGCACATGGCGCCTCCGGGGACGCTCACGCTCGCGCAGAACGTCCGCTGGCGCAAAGACAACCGCGTCGAGAAGCGCTGGGGCTCGACCGGTATCACCGACAGCAATGGCGCGGACCCTCAGGACTCGCACACGGCCGTCGGGTGGCTCGGAAAGCTTGGGACAACGCTGCTAGCCGGCATGGTCGATACCGACGGCTCTGGCAGTAACGGCGTCTACCAGCACCGCGGCACGCCCGCGAGTGGCAGCGAGGTCGTTCCCTTCGTCAGCTTGGGGACGCAGAGCACCTGTAAGCCGGTAGGCAGGTCCGCCATCGCGCGCGCGCAGGATACGAGCTCCCAGGGCGTCGCGTTTCATTCGGTGCAGGTTGCATTTGGCTACTTCTTCGCCGCTTGGGATGACGGCACGAATATTCACGTCATCGCTATGAGCGCCGACGGCACCCAAGTGTGGGCGCCCAACAACTACACGGGCTCAAACACCAGGCTCGTCCTGGTCAACTCGCGTCTCTGGCTAGTCTCGAGCACGGGCACCGCTCTCGAGATTCGAGAGATTACGCAATCGGGCGCTACCTTCGCTCTAAGCGGCGCCACCAACATCGGAACGCTGAGCGGGGCCGGTGGATACTTCGACGCAGCGGCACTGAGCGGCGGAACCACGTGGATGGTTTCCTATATCAGCGCCGCAACAACCATTACGACCAAGCTCCTAACGAGCGCTGGCGCTGTGAGCGTGACGCGCACGACTGCCGCTACCACCAATATCAACTACATCGGCATTGCCGGTAAATCGGGAGAAAACATCTACCTCGCATGGGTAGACGACACTCTCACCACAGTTCGCGCGGACATCTTCGACGGCGGCCTCACGCATGTGACGGGTCCGTTCCTGGCCTCGACGGCTACGGGTACGGAGAGCTACGACGGCCAGGTCTTTTGGAGGCGTTCAGACTCGACGCATTTCAACTGCATGTGGTCTGGGTCCGTTTCGTCCGCTCAATATGGTTTCACTCGCATTCTCAGCATCAAGAGCGATGCGACGCTCGGCACCGAGTCCAACATTTGGCAGTGGAAAGCGGCGTCGAAGGTCTTTTCCTATTCTGGGCATGACTACTTCTGGGGTCAGAACAACTCGAACACCAACGACGGCGCGAGCGGCCAGCGTTTCGTGCTCTATGACCTCACCTCATCGCGAGTCGAGGCCAT